TGACCACCACCAGCGACGGTGCAGGCGATCTCGTCGTCAATCCGTTCTTTGTCGACCTGAAGGCTGCCGATCTGGTGGCGAACAACGTCATCGACATCGGCATCCTGCCTGCCGGCCACACCATTAACAGCGCCATCCTGATTTCGGATGATCTCGATACGGGCACCACGATCACGCTGGACGTTGGCCTGATGTCCGGCACCATCGGTGATGCGATCAGCGCTCGTACCGTGGGCCAGGAACTGTTCGTGGCATCGACCGCCGCCCAGAGCGGCGCTACCGTGTCGGCATCGACTACCAAGACCGCGCACACCATCCCGGCTGCTACCGTTGACCGCTCGATCGGCGTCAAGATCGTGGCTGCACCAACTGGCGCTACTGCTGGCCGCCTGCGCCTGTCGGTGTCGATGTACGCCACCGACAGCGGTTTCCAGTACTAATCAGCGTCTGAACGAAGGGGGCTTCGGCCCCTTTCTTCTATCTCTCATCGCATAAGAACCATACGGAGCCCCGATGACTTCCACTGCAATCGAATGCAAGCTGATCCGTGAAGGCGGCACCCGCGCCGACATTGGCGGTATCGAATACCACTTCGCTCCACAGCCTGACGGTGCCCATGTTGCACTGGTCGAGAACGAAGAACACGCTGACCGCTTCCTGTCGATCACCGAGGGCTATCGCCTGTACCGTGGCGAAGTCGCGGAGCCTGTGACCGAAGCTGTCGAAGCGCCTGCCGCCGACGAGCGCGAAGCACTGGCCGCTGAATATGAAGCTCTGTATGGCAAGGCTCCGCACGCACGCACCGGCATCGAGAAGCTGCGCGAACTGATCGCCGCCAAGCAGTAAGCACAAGGAAGCGCATGGACCGTTATTCCGACGTGGTGCAAAATGAGAACGGGCGTGCCGTTGCTGGCGCGTCCGTTGTCATTCTCGACCAGAACAACGTCCTTGCCACCGTTTATTCTTCGCGTCAGGGTGGCGCGCAAACCAATCCCTTCCTCACCGATGAACTCGGGCGCTGGTCGTTCTGCGCTGCCGATGGCGTCTACACGGCAAAGATTTATCTAGGCGGCGTACTCAAAGCCACGTTGCCCGACATCCGCCTTGAAGATCCTAGCGACGACATCGGCTACATCCTCAAGCCTGCCACGGTATCAGCTATCGGCGGCGTGAAGCCAGGATCTGGCCTCGTGGTGGCAGATGATGGGACCTTGTCCGCTACAGGCGTAGCGCAAGGCACGGTTGCCTCAGTCAATGGCGTGACGCCAGCCGTTGGCGGGAGCGTGACAATCACCACCGATAACATCGCTGAGGGCAGCAATAACCAGTGGTTCACCGCTGCCCGCGTGCGCAGTGCGGTACTCACTGGCCTATCTGTTGCCACGAATGCCGCCATCGCAGCAACTGATACGCTGCTCGCAGCAGTCGGCAAGCTACAGGCCCAGATCAGCGCGAACACCACGGCCATTGGTACGAACACCACGGCAATCAATACCAACGCAACAGCTATCGGCGCCAAGCAGGATGCCTCGGGCAAGGATGCATCGGGCGGCTATGTAGGGTTGACCGGTTTTGCCCTGAACGTCAAGAATGCTGCCGGGACCATCGTGTCCAAGATCGCCAGCGCCGCGACTGCCGCGCGCACATGGACCTTCCCTGACAAGGACGGTATCGTGGCCATGCTGTCTGACCTGTCGACAGTGAGCGGAGGAATGGTGTTGCTCCCCAACGGGGTCATAACCGTCAGTTCGGCTGTGGCGACCATCGATTTCCTGAACATCTTCACGTCGACCTACGACAAGTATGTAATCGAGATCACGGATGTCGTGGCTCCAACTGGCTCCCCGAACCTGCAACTGCGCCTTGCGAAAGCTGGGGTTGTGGATGCGACCTCTATTTACACGTATGGCAATGGTGTCGCTGCAAACCAGCCATCCATTGCGATAACTGGTTCGGTTCTCTCAGGTAGTGCCGTTTCTTCGACAATCGAAATCAGGAACGCAAACAGTACGCGCCTGAAGAGTGTAGGCGTTCGGGGGATGTATCAAGCCGCCACCGACAGCACTTTCGTCAACACCAATCCGGAGCAGGGCTATACCGGTACGACTGCCGTTACCGGGGGGCGTCTCTTCTGGAACACCGGGAATTTTACGACCGGCACCGTTCGCATCTACGGCATCCGCAACAGTTAAGGGCCACCATGCCAGTCATCATCCGTAGCCAAGTCGCAAGCACAGTCGTTACCTCCGGTATCCCGGTGGCCGACCTGCTGCGCCGCTTCCAGAGCGTCATGATGGACGCGAAGGCCGTGCGCTGGTCCGAGACCGAGGCAATTGACTGGATCAACGACGGGGCTACCGAGATCGTGCTGCGCCGTCCCGCCGCGCGCGCCATCACCCTAATCCACCCGCTGGAGCAAGGCACACTTCAGCATGCACCTGATCGTGTCTCGCAGATGCTGGATGTGATCTGCAACATCCGCCCTGATGGCTTGCCCGGAGCCGCGATCCGCATCTGCGACCGCCAGCAACTCGACGATATTGATCCGAACTGGCACGGCAAGCGCGCAGGCATAACCCGCCACTACATGATTGATGAGCGCAGCCCAACCACCTTCTATGTCTATCCGCCAGCACAAGCTGGAGCACAGATTATGGCACTCGGCGCTGAGCCCCCGCCAGCAGTCACAGCCAAAACCGACACGCTCGACATGCGCTCCGAATTCATCAGCGCCATCCTGAACTGGATGATGTACCGCGCGCACAGCAAGGATTCGCAGTACAGCCAAGGGGCGACCGCCGCCCTGCACTATCAGGCATTCACGGATGCCATTGGTGCACCGAGCCAGGCCGCCCAAGTCAACTCTGCAACAGGGAACAGCAAATGATCGACCTCGACGCCTTCCTGCCCGAGATTAACCCGAAGGCTCCGGGCGTTCCTGCCCCTGCCGCCTATGTCGCCATTCGCGCTGCCTGCGATGAACTGTGCACCCGCACCCGCCAGTGGCGATACAGCGATGAAATCGCGGTGCAGGACGTGAACGAGATCGACCTGAGTTTCCCCGACCAATCGGCGCTGGTCGACTTCGAATCGGTGCTGTTCAACGACCGCCCGCTTGAACCCAAAACCGCTGCATGGATGGACCAGTGCATGCGCGGCTGGCGGCGCGGCGCAATCGAGGGACAGCCGCGCTTCTACTCGCAGCTCGACATCGGCACCCTGCGCGTGGCTCCGGTCGATACCGGAATCCTGACGGTGAATTCGATCCTCAAGCCTTCGATGGACGCGGATCAGGTGCCTGACTTTCTGTTTACGCTGTATCACGAAGTCATTGCGTGGGGCGCGCTTGGCCGCCTGCTGGCAACGCCGGATCAGCCATTCACGAACGTGGACATGGCGGGCAGCTACCTGATCATGTTCACGCAGAAGCTCGATTCCCTTGCCTGGAAAGGCACCACCGGCCAGCAGCGTGCGCCCCTGCGCTCGCGTGGCCAGTACATGTGAGGTAGGACATGGAACGCAAATACAAGCAGCCGCGCGAAGTGCTCGACTTCGACTTCAACGGAGGACGGGCGCTGGGCAGCATCGACACCATCAGCAACGTGACTGTCTCGTGCGAAGGGCCGGACCAGTCGCTGGTGGTCGAAAACGTTAGCTGGGACGACACGGTAGGCAAGGTATGGCTGTCTGGCGGCACTGATGGCGCAACCTACAAGGTGACAGGCTTGGTCTTCACCGCAGCCGGGCGCGAGATCGAGTATGAATTCCTGCTGACCGTGAAGGCGAAATGATGAAACTGAAGCTGACCAACAACGCCGAAACGACGCTCGCAGGCGCGATCAACGAGACATCGACCACGGTACTGCTGTCGCCGGGCACTGGTATCCTGTTTCCGCAACTGAATGCTGGGGAGTTCTTCCCGCTCACGCTGCTCAAGGTATCGAATGATGTGGTGACACGCGAGATCGTCTATGTGACGGCGCGCAGTACCGACTCGTGTACCGTCCTGCGGGCGCAGGAGGGAACCACTGCAACCACTTTCTCAGCAGGCGATTATGCTGGATGCCATCCGACTGCCGGATGCTTCAATGGCAAGGCTGATCTTGAGGGCGCTGACTTTACGGGCGCTGTCTCTGCACCATCGATGTCGGTTGCTGGCCAGTCGAGTTTTGCGAACGTGGCGATCACTGGTCCAGTGTCCATGGGCGACAACCTGCTCAAAAGTCCCGTGCTGCAGGATCACGCCTATGCCTTCAAGGATGCAGTAGCCACCAATACGCTTGATTATCGTGACGGAAGCGCGCAGCGATGGGCACCTGCAGCAGGCGCGCAAACGCTCACGATTGCCAACTGGCCGCCTGCTCCCCTGTTTGGCGAACTGTTCCTCAAGATCGTGGACGGTGGCGCGCGCACCCTGACCACCAGCTTCCCGGTCAAGTGGCTCAAGTCGGATGGCACGACAGTAACGAGCACGTCGATCAACACGAACCACGGTGCTGCGCTGCAAGCATCAGGCGTCGACCGGCTACTGCTCTGGAAAGAGGAAGACGGCGGCATTCTTGGTAAGGTGCTGCGGTGAGCCTGCTCATGATGCTGGCCCTGCGTGGCGCACAGCAGAAAACGCAGACTTTCACGGCCAGCGCGACGTGGCCTGTGCCTGCTGGGGTTTCGAAGCTAGAAGCGGCTAGCGGATATGGTGCGAAAGGCACGAGCGGATCAAGCAGCCAGTCTTGGCAACGCAACATCACATCGACCTACTACCGGCGCGATGGCGGACCCAATTATGTCGTGAACAACGGATATAGCTCCGGCACTGGACCGATCCCCCGTTCCGATTACTGCGAGGCGGCGACGAACTATAGCGTTCAGGAAGATCCAGTCTATTACGCCAGTCAGGTGTGCTATCACTACGTCGATACATCGACCTCGGGCCAGCCGACTACCGGGGCGGCAGCGACAGGGTTTGGCAAGACCTTCCCCGGCAGCATGGGCAATGTAACCCAGACCACGACCGTGTACACGAATATTCCGCTGACTGATCCGCAATACCCGATCACGGTCCCTGCTGGCGGCTCGATCACGATCACCTGGATGGAGTAACGCATGTCGATCATCAAGCTGGCCGCATTCACCGGGGAGAGCCCACGCACGACGCCGCGCCTGCTGCCTGACACTGGCGCGCAAGTGGCGCAATCGGTGCGGCTGGAAGATGGCGAGCTGGCCCCCTACCGCAAGCCATATCCAATCGAAGTGCTGACTGGTGCCGTGGCGGGCAAGGTCAAGACGATCTATCGCCACCTCGGGAAATGGCTGTGGTGGGACAAGGTCGTTCACGCCGTTCCCGGCCCGGTGGCACAGGACCGGCTCTACTACACGGGCGATGGCGCACCGAAGATGCGCGTGAATGGCGTCGTCTACGATCTCAAGCTGACGCCACCCGCCGCCGCTCTCACCGGAACCGTGACAGGGACGGTTGTTCCAGCCACCAGCGCAACGCGCCTGTATGTCTATACCCGCGTGACCCAGTTCGGGGAAGAGTCTGAACCGTCTCCCATCAGTGCTGACATCGTGGTCTCGCCGGGGAATACGGTGACGCTGTCCGGCTTTGTGTCTGCACCAGTGGGGCGTGGCTTTACCAAGCAGCGGATTTATCGCTCGCAGACGGGTACATCGGGCGGCGCAAACCTGTACTTCATTGCCGAGCGCGATGACAGCGCAGCCAACTTCACCGACAACATCCCCACCGATGCGTTCGACGAGGCGCTGCCTTCGCTCGACTGGAATCCCCCGCCCGATAACCTGCAAGGGCTGGTCGCCATGCCAAACGGGATCATGGTGGGCTATGTGGGCAAGGATCTGTACTTTTGCGAGCCCTACCGCCCACATGCATGGCCTGTCAAATACTCGCTGGCGACCAACTACGACATCACCGGGCTGGCTGTCTCCGGCTCGACGCTGATCGTCGGCACCAAGGGAACGCCTGCACTGGTGGGCGGCAACTCGCCCGGCACCATGACGATGGAGCATGTCGAGCTGTCGATGCCCTGCCTGAACGCGCAGGGGATGGTGGATATGGGTTACGCCATCCTGTACCCGTCGAACGATGGCCTGGTGATGGTGCAGGGCGGGACACCGAACCTGATCTCGGGGCCGCTCCTGACGCGCGACCAGTGGCAACGGCTGAACCCGGCAACGATGGTGTGCGGGCAGTTCTACGGGCGCTTCTATGCCTCCTACAGCTACACCGACAACAACGGCGACCAGCAGCAGGGCACGATCATCTTCGACATCACGGGCTCACAGCCCTACCTGATTCGCAGCCAGCACCGGGCGGACGCCATGTTCTATGACGTGACCGACTCGCGTCTCTACATGGCAATCGGGAATACCGTCTACGAGTGGGATTCGCTGCTGGCTGACAATGACATCATGACCTACCGCAGCAAGGCGTTTCTGTCATCGATGCCGACCAGCTTTGGCGTCATCCTCGTGGAGGCAGATGCCCGCACCGATCCTGATGCACTGGTAGCAGCACAAGCAGCGCGGGATGCGGTAGCCGCCTTCAACGCCGCCATCTTCGCCAGCCGGAAGCTGGGCGCGGCGCTCAACTCCGGGCCGCTTAACACCATACTGGTCAATGGCGACCGGCTCAAAGCGATGCCAAGAGGCCCGCAAATGGCCGTCAATGTGTACGCCGACGATGAATTCGTGGCAACTGTCACCACCATTGCAGACACCGAGCGCCTGCCTGCCGTACTGGCGCGCCAGTGGGAAGTAGAAGTAACAGGCAACATCGATATTCAGGAAATCACCATGGCCGGTACGGCGCAAGAACTGCGGGGCGCATGATGGGTTATCCAACGCAGACAGGCATACGCCCGACCCCGCAGCAGCGCGGCCAGCAGGAGCGCGCCGAAGTCCTGACCGGCACCCGCTCCACGCCTGACAAGAAGGCGATCACCCGCGAGGATGCCGGAGCACTTGGAGCCGTCAAGCTGAAAGCTGCCCACGTCTCGGCATCCCCGACCGCTGCTGACTTCAATGCCCTGGTGGACGATCTGCGCGCGCTTGCCGCCGTGCTGAACACGCTTGGCGCACGGTTCACTGGACTATGAAGTTGATTGTTCGCAAGCAACACGCGGGTTAGAATGCAGCATGGCAACGAAAATAGTCTACGGCGAA